CTTTCAAAGCGAATTAAATTGGAACAATTTCTTTCAAACTATTACTTTAGAAAAGTAATACAAATTTCAAAGCGAATTAAATTGGAACAATTTCTTTCAAAACGAATTAAATTAGAACAATTTCTTTCAAATATCTAGCAGTTTATCATAATTTTCATTATCTTCCATGTCTTCATTCTCGTAAATAAATATTGTATCGGCATCGGTCGGTATTCGGTTATATACATTTGTATTTGACTTATTTTTCAGTGTTATATAATCTTTGTTAGAATCGTGTAAAAATATATTACATTTTGTTAGTGTATTAAATATACTGTGCATACGGACAACATCATTTGAATATTTAATTAATTCATTTAATTTGCTGGTTTCTATGAATATAATAAATTTATCCTTAAACTCATTGTATCCGCTTTTAATCCCCATTTGATTACTTTCGGCATTTTCTATACATATATAAATTTCACATATAACGGTGAATATATGATTATTCAATACATTTTTATAATCTTCTAAATAAGTTTCCTTATATACTTTTTTTAAATAATTTATAAATTCAATATTAGTTGGGTTATTTGCCATTGATTTTAATTTTTGTACTTTTTCTATAATTGGTATTTTATATGAATTTGTAGTATTTGATTTAATATGATTTAATAATTTAGTATATGTCACAATTGAATTACATTTATTTAGTACATTAATATTTATTCTATTTAATAATATATTCTCAATAAATTCATATATATCATTATTAATGTGTTTAAAAATATTAAATGTATCATCATTATCTAATAATAAATAAACTGTAGCTCGTGAAATCGGTGATAATTTGTTATTAACTGTATCTAATATTTTTTGAGATTCGGAATTTATTACTTTATTCTCCGAAATTGTATTTTTTAATAATCCATTTAATATTAGGTTAGATAAAATAATAAAAATATTCATATCTTTTTTAAGAAAATTATAATAATTATTTTTAATAAATGTGTGTAACTTATTTTTAATGTTATTTAAATTAATATTTGAATTTTTTGTTTTGTATTTAACTGTTTGTTTTTCCTTTTCAACTGTTAGTCCTTTAAGTGGTAATTTATTGACTTTTAAATTATATAACATATAACCTGACCTTTTAACATAATTAGGATTTATATATACTTGATAATCATTCCCCAAAATAACCGATTCATTATTTGATTTTTCTTTATTAAAATTTAGTTTCTCATTATTACAATTAATAATCTCAACCCGGTCAAAATGTTCTAATTTGGGAAAATACCCTTTTATAAACAAAGATCTAATTTGATTAATTGCGGTTTCCTGATTATTTATATAATTGTATATAATATTATTAATTACATTTGTGTCATCGGGTAATAAGAAAGTTATATTTTCATCCTTATATAAATAATTTAATGATAAATCATCTATACATTGATATAAGGTTTTATTATTTTTTTGTAAGAAATTTTCTATACTGTTCATAATTTAATTATATACTATTTTATCAATATTACTTTATAATATTATTTTTGATAAATATTGTAATTATAAAAATAGTTTATTATGGAGTGCTTTAAATGTGTATTTATATTTTTTTTTGTAAAATAAATAATTATTATGAATAATGAAAAAACATATAACATTCATGAATTTATATATTTTTTGTAGAATAAATTATCTGATTTTTATAGACATTTATATTTTTTTGTAAAATAAATAATTAATATTAATACTGAAACCATTTATATTAAAATATTAAATGGGTTTTTTAAAAAAATATTATTTATTTTATATTTAAAGTTTCATTAATTTTATATATATATAAATAACTAAATCCTTTATAAATAACCATAAGACAAATGAGTAATAAAGATTATTTAGGTGGACATAATCCTAATTACTATGGTGGACTTATGACTAGTATTGCTACCGGTGGGGCATATGGTACAATAACAGGAGGTGGATATAAAACCGAAGGTAGTTATAAATCTTTGGAAAATTATGCAAATGGTATATTTTCAACAGCAAAAGAAAAGTTAATAAGATCCATCGCTAAAGACGTCTGTAAAACATTAAAGGTACCCGCCAGTTTTGCCACTGATGCCCCAATAGGACAAGTTGTATCTAAATTTGCTAGCGTAGTTCCCGATCCGAGAAATAATAAAAAAATTAAAGCCAATTCTAAAATGCATGCTGAAATATGTAAAACTATGGCAACTGCTATAAATAAAACATACAAAGCAGATATCATAAATGAAAATGATAGCAATGAAAATATTTGCCAAAATGTATCGGAATTACTTTATACATTATTTACCGGGCTTCATAGTGAATTTTTAACAGTTGGTGCCGATATTAGTAGAATTATGTCTAATTTAAATATTTTACAATTATACATAGATGGCCTCAATACAAAGCTCATAAAAGATTTAGAAGGGGTATCGTCCACTGAATCAACGATGTTAAAAGATGCTTACAAAGCATTATCAAGTGAGATAAAAAGGCAACATTCTTATCTTGCTAACTTATCATCCGGAGTTGTTGACCCAACGAAAAAATCATTAATCGATTTAGTTGAACAAAATAAGGAATTTAAAGGTTTAGTTAAAGATTTGTCTTTATCTATGGGGACACGTGATTTTAGTGATAAGTTGAGTTATATGTTAAATGGGACATATAATGTATCGCAATCAGCTGAGTTAGTTGATAACGCACTAAAGAAATTAGGTATGAGTGTTGCCGAATATAAAAACACTAAGGGATTAACTGATTTAAGAAATAAATTATATAAGAAGCTAGTTGATAAAAAACCCACCACTAAAAACATCGCTGATTTAGTTAAATCTATTGATATTGTGGCTCGTTCCGATTTATCACACGACGATATTGCGGCTCATTTGAGTAAAAAGGGTGGATTTATCGGTGGTAATGTAGTTGGTGAGGATGATGGATTTTCATTTGGCGCTAATCTTTTAGATGATAATACGTATAATGAGGCAGAAAATGTTTATAGCAATAGGAGACACGCGACTAATAAAAGTATCGAAAGAACATTGGCAAACAAAGAAAGAACTAAAAAGAAGTTATTCCAAATGTTAAATAATCAGATTAAATCTAGGTATAATAAAATTACAATTGAACTTAGCAAAATAGCTAAAAAAATGGGACATGATATTAAAATCAATGATTCAATTCATACATTTATGAGACAATTATCATACTTTGCAGGGGTTCACCCAGATAAGAAAAATCTACATAAGGCTCTTAGTGGATACCGATTAGACACACGGTCACAATACATTAAAAGCGAATATGTAACATCATTATATACTTTATCTGATGCCGCCGATGAGTGTGCTAAGGGGACCGGTTCTAGCTCCTTTAAAGAATTATCAAATGCATTAGATGACTTAATAGAATTGATTGATGGATTTAATAAAAATATCACAAAATCATTATCTGACGTGCATGTAGATGCAGACCGAGAAAAAATGGGTGGTGGTAAATGTAATGGATCCAATTCATACCATTTAAGTGTGTATGGTGGATTAGTCAATGAACTAACAAATGGAGGCACTTATGGTGGTAGTGATTTAGGAGCATATAATGGGATGTCTTATACTGCCGGTATTAGTAAAATAGCAGGTATGGAAATGTCATTTGGTGGAGACGGAGAAGGTGATTCATATGGTGGGTCTGATAGTTTAAAACAAGGAGCATACGGTGGACAAATGGCCGCCATAATTGCTGGTGGTGACGATAAGGATTATGTTTATCTTTCATCTATTAAAAAATCAATAAGAGAAATTGAGTATTATTACCGCATCGCTAATGTTAAATCAGGAATGGCAATAGCTTCATCTCAACAGAAAAATTACACTGATGATTATGAAAATATTCTCGGTGAAGAATGTGGTATTTTGATTGATAAAATTAATCAAAAATATCAATGGTTAACTTGCCGGGAAGATATAGTCAGTGATAGACAAACAGTTGATAGGGTTGGAAGTTCTAGCATGTGTGTAATGTATATAACAATGCGTGATAAATCTATTAATGCAGATTCATTTAAGAAAAAATGGGAAGGTTTTGTATTTGCTTTAGAATATATTAGATCTGCAAAAGTTGAAATGATCGAAGCATCTCAGGCATTAGATTTATATTTAAGTAAATTCACGGAAAGCATTCAAAATAGTCCAGATACTGTAAAGAACTTTCTTCATCTTTTGAACAATTTAGAAGTTGTTGCTAAATGGTTCACGGATAAATCGGGTGATAATTTAGTTCATGTATTTAGAGCAGATGAAACTGCAAAATACACACCGATAAAAGATCCCCATTATTATTCAGATTTAAACCTTATAGATGAAAATAATGCCCCTATTAAAGAAGGTATTGAATTAACTAAAGAAAATGTCAAAAATTTTATTATAATGATTGAAAAATCATTTAAGAGTATGCGAGCATTAGAAAATATTATTTTAACATTTTCAAAGATTCATGATGCTAATAAATCATTGATGTCTCCGGGTCTAATGTTCAAAGCATTTATGAAATATGCAGTCGCCTCATGTTTAGGATTAGGTAGTAACGCATCTATAACATCGAAACCCTCTGGTTTATTGAATGAAACTGTTGTCACTAACATGAAATTATTTTTAAGGAAAATCGGGGAAAGTAGGGAAATTTACGACCCATTAGAAATTGGAGAAACTATCAATTTAGATGACGGCAACTTAATTGCCACAAAAGATTCTAAATTATACAGAAATAAAAATAATATGTACTTACAAACTGAGGAGATATATACTAGATGCATCAAGTCATTAGTATCAAAGGTATTTGTTGTAGTTGGTGCTTACAGTTTGTTTCATAGACCACCGAAAAGCCTACACTTAAACGATGGACTATCAAATAGACCATTGAGGCAAATTATGGGGGGAAATACGATGGGTGGTCTTCATACTGTAGATATTATTCCAGAAGCGACCGAGTTATATATTAGATTAATATTGCTTGCGGAATGGTATAGAGAAGTATTTGGCTTCAAGGATGGGAGGTCTGGTAAGGATTATACAGATGGGTCTGCCGAAAAAGAAGTAGCATATACGGAATACAGAGGTTCTATGGATAAGATTATTTCTATGATTCCTGCTTTTGATGGTATATGGAGTGGATTTATTAAAGATATATTTATTGACGGGATGAATATAGTAGATGGAAATTATACCGAATATACATCCGCTAATATAATTTCACATATAAACGATATTTATAGACACTACAAACCAAAATATGGAGCAAACTGTTGTATAAAGATTTTAGAGAATTTTGTCGGTGAGGTTAATTTGAGATATGGTATGATTAAAAGATCGGAAATCGATACATACTTAAAAGATAAATATAACGGTTTAACAGGGAGCGAGTATAATGAAGATGATGAAAATGATTATGACTTATTGGGATATAACGACACTTTTGATTCTAATAAAATACCATCGCGAAAGTTCCAAAGAGTTTCAAGCAGAGGACCGAGAGGATCTTCCCTTTTAAATAAAAATTTCATAGGTGAAATGGAAAACTTTAGACGTTTAGTAACCGATAACCTTAAATTACCAAATAAAGATTCCACTGGGAAGGTTTATAATGATACATTTGCGGACTTGGGTGCACAATATGCCGGTTTAGATGATGTTATCAGGAATGTAAAGAAGAGACTTAGTAAATCAGATAAATCGGAGCATTTTAGAATAATTCAATCATCTATTATGGGCACTGAGAAATTTGCCGCGTATGATTATGATATAATGCTTATGTTTCATGAGACCGTCGTTAATCCACTTACTATTCTATATTCTACATATAAAATTATAAATGACTGGAATGGATTTATCAATGTATTTGATTGTGGTGAAAATTATGATTTTGAAGAACCACCCGACCGCAATACTTTCAGTGAAGCTAATGTTAAGGATCTCGCTAGTAAATGCTACCGAATTTTAGAGAATAAAGGTCTGGGTAAGTTTAATTTGCAACCATACTTATATTTTTATTATTTATTAAATAGGGATACTTCAACTATCGGTAAATCATTATTACCTGCTGATAATCCAATACCACTCTTGAAAAAAATAATGGAAAAGATTATGTATTTGGTTTGTGATAAAAATCCAATGTGTGAGGTAAAATTCAGTGGAAGTAATGGATATCCTATGATATCTACTGATAGATTAAGAGAGTGTGTAGAAACATTAATTATGTGTGTGGAAAAGTCCATTGATAAATTTAAGAAAATATTACCACATAATTTTGTGAGTAGGTACGAAAAACAAGATAGAGTCAATGCAATTGTTTCAAACGCATTAATAATGAATAAAGGAGAAGAGGAAAATAAACAAAATGTAAATAGTTTATATTATATCAAGGAACATTTATACGATAGGATACTTTGTGATAAATATGGATTGGGTATATCTAATGGAAATATCGCATTAAAGAATATTTGGCGGTATTTAACACAGAAGGTTGAGGCGACCAGTAATAATTCTAAAGATATGATGCAAGAATTGCTAATTTTCAATACAACAGGAGGAATGTCCCCAATTAGTAATGTTAATCTGGATAAACGAGAATTAATTAATTTATCAAAATTCCCAGCAAATAGAATTAGTCTTCATGACCCTAATACATTTACTGGCGATTCCGTTAGTCTAATTGCAAAAATGGTTATGGAAAATAAGGCACCTGAAAAAGTTAATCCATTGATAACAGATGTAGATGGAGATGTATTAACAAAAGTCGGCCGTACACTTGATGTTCTTACTACTACAGACGGTCATATCGGAATTACTAATTTATATAATTATACAAATGAGGTTAAAAACACTGATTCACATAAACACGGTGATAGGGGATTGATTATTAAATTTAATAATCTTTTATATAATTATATTTTAATGTTTACTGAAATTCAAAGTAATAAAATTTATCTACCACTACTACAACAATTTGTTAATGTTTTGGCTGATGAGGTCATGGATTATAACAAAAATACATTGGACGACACTAGTAATATTGGCACTACTGTGTTATCGAGCTTTGTAATAGATGATTCAGAAAATAGCAAAAATTATAAAAATAGGATTTTGTTTAAGACTATGGCGGCTGCTATAAGGAGCATTGTTACAAATAAAAAGAGTGTTTCCTCTGCAAATATTCTTCATTTCGCAGAAGATAATTTGATTAATGTCCCTGATTATATGAAAGATAAAATGATGGCATATTTGCCCATTTTCAATAAACATCTTAATATTATTTCGTCACAGGCAAAATTCATAAAAGTAACATTAGAAAGTTCCTCTATTAAAATGAAAACAAGTAAAGGAGATTACATTAATTCATTTGATAAAATAATAAAGGGATGTTATGCATTACAGGGATGTATTAATTCAGTGTCTAATGAACTAGCTGATATTCCACTGTATTTTGAAACATATAAAAACTCAATCTCTGATTATAAAAATAGAAATGGACATCTGCCATTTATGCCACTGTCTCATACCTCTCATTTATTAAACAACCACATTAGATTAACTGACGATGATGGCAATAAGATAACTGCGACGGGTCCCACGATTCAACATGCAGTAATGATTGGAGGCAAAAAGGTCGGATATAAAGGTGGTATGTATCGCAATGGTGTATATAGAGGTGGTTTTATTGATAATATTGATGGAGATATAAAAAAAGGAACGACCGCTATTGGAAATGAAGTTCATACATATGAATTATATGATGCATTATATTTACTAGTTGAATTATTAGATATATTCCACGACTATCATAATAAATATGTAGCATTGGAACACGTGGTTTATGACCATTTTACTCGTATTATTACCGCTGCTGCTAGTGCTGCTGCTAGTGCTGCTGATAATGCTTCTACTCCTGCTGCTGCTGCTGCTGCTGTTGCTGCCGGTTCTGCTGCTGCTGTTGCTGCGATTGCTGCTGCTTCTACTTCTGCTTTTACTATTGCTCCTGCTCCTGCTGCTGCTACTGCTGTTATTAATGAGTTGGTCGCTATTGTTGATACTGCTGCTAAGACTGCTGCTGCTGTTACTGCTGCTACTCCTGCAACTGTTGAAACCGCTATAAAAGATCTTAATTCACTACCAAACCCAGATATGATTCCTATTGCTGATGCTGATATTAAAACTGCTACCATACAAAACTTATTAACTAATATAGAATACACACAACTACCAGGTCAAATTAAAATAAGTGATACTAAAGGGTACCCGTACGTTAGTTCTACATTATATCCAATAGATGAATACCGTAATGTTTGTAATAATATTATTGCTTTAATTAATAGAATTAATGAAATAACTCGTATTGATGATTATCGAGTAGGAGAATTTATTTCGGTCAATACTGATAGCATAAAAATGAGAAAGAATAATGCCCATATAAACACAGCATCTAAAATTTTCAAATATACAAACTTGAAACCCGAACTTGCTACGGATGTTGCCGTATTAAACGAAAAGTTCATGTCTTTTGGTGTCCTTAATTTAATTAATAACAAAATTATCGAAATGTATGGTATGTACAAAAAAATTATCATCCCTAATACCGATACTATTTATGCTGAAATCAAAGGTAATGCGACAGATGATTTAGGAACATTTATAACTACCGAAGATGTTGGTGTTAAAGCGGCCCTTGACAAAATTGACGGTCTTTTGAAAACAGCGGACACCGCCGTATTCAGCACTGGTTCTGTTGATTTTCATACTAATATTTCAACTTGGTATAGTTCGTTTGATTTAACCAATTTATATAAAAAATTATCATTAAAACATATCATATTTACATTTATAAAAATGAAAAGAGAAAGAATGTATGATGAAGCTTCATCATACCTAGTTACTATTAAAAAAACAGGCATTTCAAAACTAATAAAAGACTTAGACTACGGCGATATTGAAGCGTTAGAGAGCGATTTGAGTGCCTTAGATGATAAGGAAAAAAAGGCGGTATATGCAAGAAAAGCACAAATTGAACTCGACCTAAAGAAAACACTTGAAGACATCCTGAATATACCTGACATGAAAAAAACGGACGGCAAAATATCTGATGTCGGAATAGTAAGAATATCAGATATTATACGTAACTTAAAAGCAGACCATACAAAGCTTACTATAGAATTTAGTGATAGATTAGCATCGGCACGTGTGAGTGTCGCAGGGGGTGCAGTAGTACGATTCACGATACCAAAAGGAACTGTTGCTAAAGCTATTGTCCTACTTGAAGGATTTCTGGTGGAAAAATCAAATATACAAACATATTTAACTACACAGATAAAGGCAAAGAAAGGTGCTAATGAATATATAGAATTATATAGATTAACACTCGGTGGTGCCGATGTTGATCATACAAGAACAATAAATATGGTGGATATACCAGACGTTATGTATGGTACTATAAAACCTATTGTAGTCAATCAAATCGAAGAAGAGTTTGTTGCCAAAGAAATTGATGATGATTTCACAATAACAAACTTATCTAAATTTATGACCTCCGTATTAATGGACACAGAAGCGGTTACCAACAAACTTGTTATAATTCATGAAAAAGACGCTTTATATACGGTTGGCGACCCAGGTGCAACCAAAACCAAAATTACGACTGAAATCACAACAAACATTGCTGCTGAATATAACTTTTTAAATATTGATATTTACGCCAAAGCTTTTTATAATTATCGTACGAAAAAAGCAGCAGCATCAGTAGCAGCAGCAGCAGCAACAACAGCATTACCAGGAACAATAATAAAAGCAACAAGAAAAGCATCAGTAGCAGCAGCAGCAGCATCAGCAGCACTTGACCTAGCAACAATCAATTTTAACGAATTAAAAGACAGAATATTAAAACTTTATACTTCTTTAAACAAGGCATGTATTAAAGCAATAAAGGACCATCCCAAATTTAATACTATGACAAAAACCGACGTTGAAACATACCTCACCTTTGCATTAGACAGCCTCGACAAAATAGACCTAGTCGCAGGAACATCCGATAGTATTATAGTAAACACTTTACGAAATATAGTGGAAAAAGCTGGACTGACTGAACTAGAAACTAAATTAAATAACGCAATTAATAATCAAAAAATACGAATAGATACACAGAAAATGGAAATTGACGAATTAAAAAAAATGCAACCCACAAAACAAAAAGATCTTGATAGAGTCATAAAAGATATATCATCACCTGTAGGAACTTCCTCTACTCATATTGTAGGAGAAAATAACAGATTAAAATATAATCTAAATATAGGTTTATTACCAATGCCGGATATTTCAAATGGTTCTGAATCTTTTATATATGCTTATGGAACAAGAGGTTTATTTTCAGATAATATAGAACCCAATATAAAACTAGCACCGGGTGTAAATAACACAGTTGATATATTCAATAGCAAACCACAAGCGGTTACTGGCGGTAATATGGATCCTAAATTAGTAAATGATAGCTTTGTTGCCTCGGTACATTTAATGAGATATTGTACAGATTATATTTACCATAAAACATTTCTTATGGATAATGATATGGATAAAACAACATTACATTATATAGTAGCAAGAAATACAGGTACTGACAAATATTATAATGTTCTTGAAAATCTATCGTGTCAGACAGCAAGAAGCTGTGCTAAAGAAAAGAAAACTGACTATGATTTAACCAAAAACAAAGGTATAAGAAAATCCGATGATGAATTTTTTCTTAAGACATATAATATTATTATGCTTATTAATAATGATAATTATAAAGAAAGTCTTTATCGCATGATGAAATGTCTAACTAAAGATGATAAAGGCGGCTTTTCCGATACAATAATTAATAGGAAAAAAATGAGAATTTATAACATATTAGACACAAATATTGTTCCTATTAACTTTCATGCACTACAACGAGAATTGCCATATAGTAATATATTTAATTATTCATACACATTTGATGAACTCGTCAAAGAAAAATTTGGTGTCATTTATAACTCATATAATGCTGGCATAATGAGATATGGGGCTGACGAATATAACCCATACGAATCTGCTACTCATGACGCCCACAAAGATCGGAAATTTAAATTTGCCGAAGACCAATTAGTTGATATATTAATACATCCATATGCAGAAAGAGAAAAAACAAATTATGATAATACTATTTATAAGCTGATGATTGGAGCCGACGGTATATCATCAGGGCGACCTAAATATCTAAGCGATCAATTATGGAACAAAGTTTTATTAAATACAATATATAAACATGCCGATACTTTAGTTAATTTAGATAAGGTAATACATAAAAACACAAAAAATACACTGCTGGGGCAAATTAACAATGAAGAGGTGGGAAAACCTTCCACTAAATTATTATACTTAGAAAACAAAGATGTGAATAAAAAAGGTTATTCAGAACCGAAAAACGCAGGAATAGACGCTGCTACTAACGCAACCGAACTAATAAAAGCGGGTTATGAACGATATAATACTTATCTTATTAGAAGCATTGAGTGGTTCGTTCATTTACAAAGATGTATGAGAACATTAATGAAAGACCATCTTGAATGGGTTGATGATGCAGTTGTTACTAAATCTAACTCAGTCGCTTCATCTATCACTGAATATAAAAATGATAATGTATTTGATCCAGACGACTTCTAATTTGAATTAAATTGTTCCAATTTACACACAAAAAAAAAATAGTTTACCGTTATTTCCATTCGAGAGATTTTGATAAGTTAAAATATTTCAAACTTTTACTTTACTGCTATTTTCATAAAATAACATGATACAAAACTATATATGTATTTTCAGTTGGTTTAAATTCTGATTCAATCACAGTCATATCATTTAACATGTACCATTTACCATTCTTTCTTTTTGATATTGACCAATAATGACCGCTATTTAAATTTCCCGAATGTTCTATTTGAGAAACCGCTTCATATTTTAATAATCCATTATTTCCTTTAAATATTAAATGTTTAGGAAAATCAGTCATTATATTTTTTTTTTTTAAATTATTATCATATTTCTTAGCCATAATTATTAGTATTTCGGGTATCATAACCAAGTAATTCAATTTATATTTTTCTCCTTTTTTTTCACATTTTGGACATTTATAATCAGCATCAACAAAACTATTCTGCTTAATTATATATTTATTAAAATCACTTAAATCACATAAATTATAAAGTTCAGTAAATATATTTTCCTCAAATTTATCCATAGATGCAAACCTGTCTAATTGATATACATGTAATTCGGGGTCTATTGTAAATATATTATTAATACTATTAACTGAAGAAATCCATTTACTGCAGTCAAAGCAATAAAGATTAGTATTATATCTATGCGTAAATAAATTTTTAATTTCAAATACATCATCTATAGATTCCATTAAATGATTATAACCTTCACTTGCACATTGCTGACCATTAAACGTAAAATCCTTATTTTTTTTCTTGTTTACTAAAACCATAACTTTCCAAATATCAATACTCATCGCATGTATTCTTTTTTTAATGACATTATCTATATCCGGTGATTTTAATAATTCCATATGTAATGTAATTAATTCTTTTAAATATTTTATTACGGGATTACTCGTGCTCGTATTCTTTATTTTGTCAATAAATGAAGTACAACTTAATAATGATTGTAGCATTGAATTAAAATAACATATCACCCCATTATTATTAAACCCGACCGGTCTAATACATAATTCCTCATCATAAGCAATTAAATTCATTATTTATATAAATATATTATAATATTACTTATATAAATTCAATTTTAAAATGAATAATAAACTGATACTTACTGGATTTTTAGTAGATTATGATAAATATAATAGAATTAAATTGATGTTTATAAGCGATTATGAAAACAAAAAATCATCATACTTTGATTTTACAAAGGAATATATAACAAAAAAAAATAAATATTATAAGTCAAAAAATCAAGATAGTTATTGCCCCACAGTTAATGATAATTATTTTTATATTAAGTGTAAAAAAAAACAAAAAGGAATAATGTCTATTGATCAATTAAATCACTTAAAGGATACAAATATAGAAGAATATAATCTTATCCACTTAACAAATAATGAAGGAATTGTTAATGTTGATATTAATTATCTAGTTCAACATACGGTAAAATGTTTAGTAGATGTTAATGAGTATAAGTTCAATTTAAACGGTTATTTAAATGAAGGATATAATTTTAAATTAAATAAAATAGTATTAGCATAATAATCTTATTTAAAATTAAATAAATTATACTAATTCATTCATATCAACATTACACCATTCTGTAATATTTTGTGATGTAGTCTGCCGAGCATCGCACCCAGGTGCTGCTAATTGACGTGCCTTACAGAATTTACGAGCAGTTAATCCAACGAAATCGGATGTGCCGTATGACCTACCCGTTTCTTCTAATGTTGTACAAGCACTTGCCCCAGTAGGCATTCCGGCAAATGACAAGCTATCACAATATCGCTGATGTGATTCAGATACACCATCTTCCAGAGCAATTCCCTTGGTCACAGATCCCGACCAGTCCGATAAGTTTTGATCTGCTATAGGTTTTGGAATGGGTCCCATAGATGCAACATGACTAGGGTCGGGTCCGACTACATCTCGGGCAATAACATTGTATCCATTATCTCCCGTATATCTATCATTAGATTGATAACCAGCGATCTTATCGTTCTCCATATGTTCGGCATATTTAGAATTGCACGGGCATTCCATTAAGCAACCGCATCGCATCGGAGGGCATCCACAAATACATTCAAGTCCACCTTTACAACCAATGCGGCACCTTTGTTCATAACTTAAGTTGGTTTTTGTCGTGCAAACTCGCCCTTTACAACTACTACTTTTATAGTTGCTACAAGAATAGTTATTCTTATACCATTTGACTATGATAATTATAATCAATAATATAATTATACCACTTAATACATCATCCATTTTCAGTTCAGGCATTTGTATTTATTTTCTTTAAATTTATAAGTTTTAATATATTATAGAATTTAAAAAAAAAATATTAATAAATTATTTTAATTGAAAATAATTAAATTTGATTTTTAGGTATAGTAAGTAAATATAAATTATACTTGTTATTACAATATTATCTTTATACTTAAAATATTTTATCAGTTTTATCTTTTTTAATTTCTAACATTATATTATCTATGTCATGTTTTGTTTTTTCTTCCATATTTATATTTAACTCTTTATTTAAAAATTCGTGATTTAAAGCGGTATTATTTTTTTTATTTCTACACAATTTTAAATAATCTATGATAGAATATGTCATATGTATATAAGAATAATTACTTTTCATACCGATAAATATATAGCGTATTTTATTCAGTGCATTTAATATATTATCATTATTCAAATATGATACCAATTTATATTCCGCTTTATTAGATATGTCAGTATAATCTATTTTATTCATAACTAATTCCTCAAACTCAGGCACTATATCACCCGCTTTATTAAATTGATTATCAATGTTTAATGCCTTTTTTATCTCATCCGATAAATTATATACTATATCATTATGTTTCATTAAAACATCGGATATCACATTTACATTATCACTTACTTGGCGATCTAATATATTTTGTCTTTCTTTAAATGTAATTTGTCTCGTTTCATATAAATTATTTTTCTTTCGGGCAAAGTATATATTTTGTAATTCTATCATTTTATTACATTTTATTTTATTTATTTCTTTTTTTAATTTTTCTTCACTTTCTTTTACCTCCCTTTCATTTACTCTACTTTCATTTACCCTACTTTCATTTACCCTACTTTCCTTTATCTCACTTTCCTTTACCCTACTTTCCTTTATCTCACTTTCATTTACCCTACTTTCCTTTATCTCACTTTCCTTTATTTCTTTTTTGGTTTTATCTAATTTTTGTTTTATTGTTTGTTCTATTAAATCATCAACATATTTTTTTCCATATCCTTTTAATTCTTTAATAGCATCTTGCTCTGCTTTAAAATTGAGATGTTTTCCTATTTCATCTAGATCTATATTTGAACTTAATAATCCAGCAATGTCATCAGTACAATATTCTTTTATTTTTTCAGTAACTAATTTATTGGATATTCTAAATATTTTTTGATATATCTTACCTTTACTATTATAAACAGTATAGTATTTTTTACAATAATTTTCTATATATTTACATGCATTATTATAAATTTTGTCATCAGCTGTTTTTAACGAATCTGCAGTATCATCATCCGGATTAACATGAAATAAGTCGTGATATGTTATTAATCTAGATAATTGACCATTAACACTTCCTTTCATATAATAATCTAAATCAATTTCCATACCTAATTCTTCTGCTCTATCGGAGTATTCCATTTTTTCACCAATTAATTTAGGTATTTTTCTTCCTCTATTATCGTAATTGTATGGATTAGTTTTTATAATAACATAATTAAATCTTTCATACGGTTTTACTTTAATTCCGGCGGCAAACATCCGTTTAGCAAATGTTTGAATTTTAACATTCTGTTTAGTTGGTTTGAACATATCAGTCATAATAAAATCATTAAAATCCCATTTGGTATTATATATATAATTTATCATATTAAGAACTAAATCCATAAGAGTGTAAATATTAGTTAATTTAACAGAATTCCACATTATTTCCATACATACCTTTTTTAATAGCTCCGATACACCTCTTTTTTTAACTTCTAATCCTCTTATAAAAAGTTCCTTTGGATTAAAATTGGGAATTGATATGTGAGGAATTCCATAATATTTCTTTTTTGCTAAAAATGCTACCGGAAATAAACTTTCCTCAAATGCCATTTTTAAAAAGTCCGTTCCATTATCTTCTTTTAATAAACGATTAACATCGCTATTTAATGGTTTGATTTTATTAAATGTAATATTTATCATTTCATTCCAGTATTCTAATTTTGTTATTTCGTCTGAATAATATTTTTTATCCAACATTTCAAAGCATTTTTCGGGCATTGCCAAATATAGACTATCGGTGTCGCCGTAATATACCCGACACTCTTTGCTCTGAACATATTTTTGAACCATTTTAATATTTTCTTGACCCGCCGTCGTTATCGCTCCCGCTAATTGTAATACAAAGAAAGATGACCGTTTATTGCCCGATTCTCCGTAAAATGTATTCATAAATACTTTTAATGCTTTTTGTTTTGAATTTATATATTCAAAGTTAAAACATACATTATCATATAATTGCTTTATTTCAAGAGTATCAAATTCCGATTTTGGCATAGATTCTATTTTTTCCTTTTCAGATTCCCATTTATGTAAACTATTTTTCATTAATTTTCGTGAATCAAATAATTCTTTTAATATCATTGGATAAATACCGAATTTACATTCGGCTGTATTTGGATCTAATTTATTTTCATGCTTAATTGACCACCCTCTTACATTTTTTCCATTGTATATAAATTTAATTTTATGTAAATCGTGCCCTTCTTCATAAGCATGTTGTGCTTCTTTTTTATTAACTATAATATATTCAGGAGATAAGTTATATGTCATTATAAGAGATGGGTATAGACTTGAAAAATCCAGACCTGTAATAGGTCGACCCGTATCCTCTTTTAGAAATTCAATAAAGCATTGTTTTAGTATATTGGAGTTTTCCGAATATTGCTCAATGATTTTTTCATAAGATTTATTATAATTACATCCATAATCTCGAATCAGGGTATAATAGTAATTCATTTCTTGAATATTAACGGTACTCCATTCCTTGTATTTTTCTAAATGAGAATTTTCCATTCTTTCTTTTATATTTAATTTAGATGTAATTAATCCTTTTTTAGGAGGGTATACATATGCCCCTGGATATTTACCTTCATCAATTTCTATATTATTGCTAATATTAGAAAATCGAATACCGAATTTTTGACCCCGTGCTATAACGAGATTACGGACTTTCATTCCATTCGCTCTGTAAAATGAATCAAAAACAGATGTGTAAGATAATTTAGAAACTTCTCTTCTATCCATAAGAACAGATCTGATTTTCATTAATTCATGACATCTTTGAGAATCAATAACACAGTAATCAGCTATTTCTGCCATTTTTTCTTTTAATTTTATATATTTATCAAATTCATTATTTGATAAATTACAGTAATATTCAATTACATTATTATAATCATTCTTAATTAATTTAAATGCAATACAAATATCTTTTATAATTGTTCTACTAGATATTTCATCGGCAATTATTAATTCTTTTTTTTCTATTATTTTCATCATTTCACTCATTTCAGCGTATGTTTTAAATAATTCTTGGTATGGCATATCTTTTTTACCACCTAATTTATTTAATGATAAATAATAATTTAAATTAGATTTTTCAGCAGTTGGATAAAGTTGTCGGAAAACAGTTCTAACATCTATACAGATATATCCAGGGTATGATAAGTAGTATCCTTCAGCATACATATCAGATTCCAACTTAACTCTTTCTTTTTTGTAGTTATAATTGAATATATTGTCATCTTCATATTCCGCCCAATGTACCGTATTATCTAAATTTTTACCCAAAAATCCCAATACTCCTTTATAATGTTTAGCTCGTTTAATTAACCAAGGCCAGTCATAATCAGTATCATTAAATCCCAGAAATATATCCGGATTTAATTTATTAATTATTTTACCAAATGCTTTAATTATTTTTTTCTCACTATCACACACTACAGTTAAATAATTCGGTCTCGGGTCGCAATGGTGATCTACTAAACATACTCTAAAAATTTGGTTGTTAGAATGATGCCATTGAAATGTCATACCTATCATGAATAATTTATGTTCGATATTTTCCGGTTTAGGCAATTGACCATCGGGGCTATATGTTTCAATATCCCAACAACATGTCATAATATTATCTTTACTTAATTTAGCATTTGCAGTAATATCATCATCACATTCCTTATAATCAATAATATTAACATCAAATACATTCCCTCTAATAGATAAATAACTTTTAATTTTATAATTATTTATTTTTATCCAAGAACTAAATGATGTTTGATAATCTCTACATACAACTCTGTAATAACAACTTCTATCGTTAGATGTTGTTTCATATCCCCGTTCTTCGACATATTTCATAGCTTCTTTTCTAGTTTTTAATTTATTAAAATAAAATCGCACAAACATTTTTTTATTTTTTTGATAACCTTTAAATGATTTTCCTCTAATTATTTCAAACTTTTCAGGACAAGCGTATTTGAGATTTGTTAATTGTGAAAATAAATGAATTGCCTGATCGCTTTGATTTGAATTATCGCATTTAGGTAGGTTAGTCTGTTGTGATTCTGTATTATTTTTATTAAATTCATCTATATCACATTCGTTGGTTTCCGGAATAATAACTTCAAAATAAGGCAATATCCCGCTTATAACAACAGTTGTTTTTCGCCCATCTTGTAGAGCACCAAATAATACTATCTTATATAAAGATTTATCATATTTTTTTTCTTGTATAGTCATTTCATGAATAGCATTAGGCATAAATAATAATTCTTTATTCTTCGTTATTAATTCTTGTGTATCATTATATAAATTTTTATCCAAAAAACCATTTCGGTTAGGTATATTTTTAATTTGAGAATAATTAAATACTTTTCCGTGTAAATGACACTCCATTTTTTATATATTATTCTTTAATATAATATAATTTAATCAAACCTTAATTCAAATTTTAAAAAAAAATGAATAAAAATTCCTTATTTAAATCCTAAGTCTATCGAAATCGATACGTCTAAAAGGATGTCCGCTACCCAATGGCCGCTGAACACTATCCCGCCTCTCACTGTTAGGTGCGCGCCGAACCCATTTCGCATAACGGGTCACAACGAGAGCATAGCGGCACTAGACGGGGCGACACTTGATTTGGCTAAGACCAAAAAGAGAGCAGAACTTCTTAGGAAGATGAATTGCCCTGGGGTGCCGGCAACTACTGCGAATGAAACCCCAACTGCAACCACTACCACGACTGAACTCACCCCTGCGACTGAACCCACACCTGAGACTGAACCCACATCTGAGACCGTGAACACAACCACTACCACGACTATCGCATTACCTTCAAAGAACAAGTGGGTGAATACAAAGGATCCAATAGTCTATAGTATGCTGATGCTATCGGTTTTAATCTGGTTGTTGACCGTAGTAGCAACCGATATAAGCGAACGGTTAGGAACCCATGTAGCGAAGTTTTTGGTTAAAGGGGGTTGGGGTATGGCGTTTGCAAGTTTTAGGGCCGATAAAGACATGTTCAAAAACCATATCGAGACTATGAGACTTGAGTTTATGGGTGATATCGATGTTTCGGTAATACCCGTACATCAGAAACATGTAAACGACATCAAACAACTGATTGGGTTAAATATCTTTAAATTACAAAGAGAGTTTAGAGTCGGTTCAGACAATGGAATAATGTTGAATAATATGGTGGGTAATTTGAGGACGACCAATAAAAACCCTGAATACACTGGCCCTGGAAACCCGACTAACACACCGCTCTCATTTGCCACATATATACATTGTAAAGTATCGTCTATTAATGTCAATGACAATGGTGTAATTTTTATAATACACCAGGTTTACATAGCTTATGATTCCATTGACAAAACATATGTAGTCCCCCTCATCGATTTTGTAATTCATGTAAAAGAGACTATGGAACTTCAACTAATAAATGAATTATATGATGTGTCCAGTCCTTTGACAGGTGTACCTGAATTCATAAATATTCTAGGGGTACCCAGGTCATTCCAAAAATGTCATCCGCCGATGGCATCACCACCCCCTTTGATTCATACAGTGCCTCATTTACAATCGACACCTCTCGTCCAGATGCCTTTACGTGTCATGAGCCACCCCCCGCCTCATGTCATCCCGATGCCTTTACGTGTCATGAGCCACCCCCCGCCTCATGTCATCCCGATGCCTTTACGTGTCATGAGCCACCCCCCGCCTCATGTCATCCCGATGCCTTTCCGTGGCAGGAGCCACCCCCCGCCTCATGTCATCCCGATGCCTTTCCGTGGCAGGAGCCACCCCCCGCCTCATGTCATCCCGATGCCTTTCCGTGACATGAACCACCCTCCGCATCATGGCATCCCGAGACCTTTCCGTGACATGAACCACCCTCCGCATCATGGCATCCCGAGACCTTTCCGTGACATGAACCACCCTCCGCATCATGGCATCCCGAGACCTTTCCGTGACATGAACCGAAATTCGTCTCATTTCGCGGATCCACGCACTCGCCACACATATCCGTTTTAATATATACTAAATTTCTATGGTAATAGTTTCGTTGTCTCTTTTAATGAATTTAAATATGTTAATATAATTTTCATCCAATATACCGCTGAATAACCATTTCTGTTTAACTGGGTTTAATATGTCTGATGTCATGATTTTTAATACTCTTTCTAATTGTTTCTTATTTATTATTAATTTATGATTACTACAATAACTATTAATATTACTTTTATCAGTACATGAATAATATATATTTGTAAAATGAAATGTCTTCAAATTAGATATGTCCTTAAAAATGACTAACTTGTATGATAATTTAATTAACTCATCATATATTTTTTTATATGATAGCTTTATTAATTTACCAAATAATATTTTATCAAAATTGAAAAATCCCTTATCTATATTGTCTAATAATTTGTTTTTATCCCTATTATTAGAATACTCTGATATATATTCTTTAATTTTTATAATATCGGTATCATCACCTAATAAAGTTTCAATTTGCTTACATACACTACATATATTGGTATTAATATCTTTTAATATTATTTTTTTAATTTGTTTTCTAATTACATGGTTTCTTTCTTTATTTAAATAATGTAAAAATTCTAATAAAAATAGTTTATATATATTGATATCGTAAATAATATAATTTAATTTATTACACATTAAATTACTATTAATTTGTTTATTATTTTTTATATCAATTATATCATTAATAACATCAGGATCATAAAACAGTTGTTGTATTTTACAATTTTTAATAATAAGTGATTTATCAAATTCAATGTCATCGGTATAAAAATTCATATTATCGAATAAAAATCCAATTATCTTACTTTTTTTCATACTCTGAATGTCTGCTTTAGTTACATTCTTTTCTTTTTTAATAAAATTAGATAATAGTAACCATCTTTGTATAATTATTAAATTAGAAGGTATAATACTAAATAAATCATTTAAATTTAGTATATTTTTTTTATGTAAAAAATCTATAATATATTTTTTTGTTATATTATTAAATTCAGGCATTTCATTTATGTATTTGGATATAGAGGTCGCTGTATTTAAATTATCGGTTGAATCAAAATAATTTATATCAGGTATTTCTGAAATCTTTGTATCTAATATAACAGGAATATTGCTCATATTATTTTCAATAAAATCGGTTATTATCCAATTATTATAATCTTTTATAAAAATCAGTAATGTATTAATGTGCATTTTACATTTTTTTCTGTAAAATATATTATATGTATACGAAAATTCTTTATTTTCAACATATGTAGATAATTTGATTGGTAAAAATATATTTATTAATTTTTTTTTTATATGGATATAATAACATAAATTTTTCTTATTAATAAATATATTCTTAATGACATATTCCTGATTATTATTAATGAATTTTATAATATTATTAAAATCAAATAGTTTATTATCGTCACTGTCAATTAATTTACTTAATATTATCATAATAGAGTCATTATAATTATAAGTTTTTTTATTTATAATTCGGGTTTTAAAATATATATTTACGTCTATTGAAAATATAGGATAATAACGTTTTTTATTTTTTAGAATAAAAATATTGGATTTATTCTTATCTAAAAAATCACCCGTGTTTTTAATTGTATCATTTAATACAAGAGTAAATTTATCACGACGATCCCCGACAAATAAAATAATATTAATATTCATAAATATATTTATTACACTAATAAATATATCATTCCATGGGATATAATTATATTTAATTCCAGATGTATTTTCATTAGTATTTATATTAACAGTAGTATCCATGAAATTAAAATTTAGAGACTTAAAAAAATCATTAGCTGTTTGAAAATACTTAATTATATTACCCTGTAAAATGATATTAAATTTATTTAAATTGTTTTTTATTTTTTGAATAATATTATTCATTAAATCGGTTAAATTAGTTTCCAAAACGATTAATAAAATATTTATTATATCAGTGTTTGGTATTCCATTAACCATATGCTCCACTCCATATAAATAAAATCCAGTATTTTTAATACACTCATTATCAACACCAGAATCGTTAATAGAATAAGTTTCATAAAATAGCGGTTCTATAGATTCATCAGGCAACCTTGATAATCGAGCGGGTTCTATATATTTACCATATGCCATTATATATTTGGATCCCTTAGTTATAGTCTCGGTCTCCTTTGTATATTTATAATCCGATAAACATGTGTCGTGAATAATTCGTTTAATATTTTTTTTATTATTTGATATATCTGTTTTTTTACAGCATGGAATACAATAATCAAGAGGATGTTTTTTGGTTATAAATTTAATATAAGGATATTTATTATTAGGACATGAATAAAATGCCTCCTTTTTATCAGTAAAGTTCCAGTATTTGACAGCATTCTTTTTTTTATCGGCCGGTAAATTATCATATCCTTCTTTATTTAATAAAGTCGGTTGATATGGTTTTTGACAAATCTTCGAATAAACATTTTCGGTTTTATATAATTTCTTAAATTTATAGAGTATAGGGTCCTGTTCCTTTAAATTGCCTATTTTTTTATTAATACCAATATTTTGAGGCTTATTCGTCTTAATAACACTTTTATCATTTGAAACGGGTATTTTTGTCATATCCTTAGTATCTGAATTCATATATGTATCAAATATAGTATATACATAATCCATCAGTATTTTAAACTCCTTTTCTTTAATATTAAAAATTTCTATTTTTATATCTGAAAATCTTTTAAAAATTTTAATCAATCTAGTATTGACAAATAAAGTATCCCATTTATGCTTAATAGTTCCGTTCGTTAAAAATTCATAGTAATTGCTAATAATTATAGATTTTTCTATTCTACTAGCATCAGTGTGGTACATACCCTTTATAAAAAAATATTCAAGTACATTTCCTTGAATTATTTTCTCCTTTATTATATTTGCATTTTTAAAATCATTAACTATATTTTGTATTTTTTTAAATTGGGTATCTGTAAATTGTTTTTTATATATAACTGACATACTAATATCAGTAAAATGATAATTATTTTTTAATATTAATGGCACTGAAATACCATCCTTTAATACAATTAATTTATAAGAATTAATAGTTGTAATTATTGGATTTATTGTACTACATACAGTTGTTATAATTTTTTCAAAATTATAACTGTCAGTTTCATTCCAATTTGTTAATATTTTGTAATTACAGTTTCCATATAAAATCAGTAGCATATATTTGGTAGTTTCTTTATCTAATACAATTTTATATACTAAACTATTACTTTCAATATTGGTCAAAATGACCGGTTCATTTTTATATACTTTATTTAGGGTAATATATTTATTATTGTAAAAAAATTTATATTTACACGATATTATATTATCACTCAGTGGTAGTTTATCAAATATATTTCTTAAATATAGATATTTATCAGATACATTAATATAAGAAAATACATTAATAGTCACCGATGTTATACTTATTACAATATTTTTCATAATATTATTTAAATCGTTTCGTTTATTCTTATTTGATATTAATGTATTTTTACCGCTAATAATTTTTTTTTCTAATTTATATAAGTGTTCTAATTTAGTTATATTTTCCTCTATTATCGGATACATTTCTTTTATATTCTGTTGGTTGATATATAATTTAAAAATATCAAATGTCAGAATCGGCCAGTATAGTAAAATAAATCCATAGTAAATTAGTTCTAGTTGATAATTGTCGTTTTGAATGACCGCTAAATTATTGGTATCATTTATAAATTCACTTAAATCTACTAGATTGTATTCATGAATATTATTATTATAAAAGTAATGTTCTAATAAAGAAAATGTATCATTTGTTTTTATTTTTAACATATTCTTATGATTATATAAACTCATATCAATTGGTATATTTTCTATTAATTTTAATTCTTTATTTTTTTTTATCACATTGTTAATATCAATATTTATATGTTTGTTATCATAGCAGATTGTATAGTTTAATGGGTATATATTATTTTGGAAACTATAATATATATGTTGTCTATAAATGGGTATATTTAAAACTGTATAAATTTTATTTTTCATATCTAATACATTATCTTCGGGGAATATACATATATCAAATACGAACTTAACAGTTTTGTGTGTGAATGCTTTTATTTTCTGAAAATTTGGTTTTTTAATATTTTTTACAGGAATATCTTTATCTACATCATCTGATTTGGATTCAAGATTTTCAATATTTAATATTTCTGATATATTAATATCATCAATTTCATTATCATCAATTTCATCATCATCATCAATTTCATCATCGTCCGCAATTACATCATCAGCAATTACATCGTCCGCAATTACATCATCAGCAATTACATCGTCCGCAGTTACATCGTCCGCAATTACATCGTCCGCAATTACATCGTCCGCAATTACATCGTCCGCAATTACATCATCAGCAATTACATCGTCCGCAATTACATCATCAGCACCAAAATTAAATAAATCACCACCCTTTACTGAATCAAATCCTAATTTAACTGACCATTGATTGCCATATAAACTCTTCAATAAAATTATATTTGATTTACTTAATCCGAATGTCTTTGATCTATTTATTTTTCCTTTATTATATGAATTTTCCAAGTCAATTAATAATTTTTGTATTTTATTATCTACATTTCCGATAAATATAACTGATTGTGATATAATATTATCTTTTGTTATTATATTTATTTTAATTGGATTTTTTGTAAAAATATTACTCATTTTATATATATAAAAATTAATTTTTTATATATAATATACATATATAAATAATTGATGGAATGTGGCATCATTATTGTTTTTATTTTATTAATATTATTAATAAGTAAAGGAAAATATAAATTATTAGAATTTATGGATACTCGTAAAATTAGATCATCTTTAGATAACAGAAATTATTCAGTTTCCAAATCATTTAGTGATATAGATAAAGCAGCCGAAACTTTATCTAAATTGCATGCATTTATTTGTAATTTTTTAGATTTTTTAAAAAAAAATTATATAAACAACCCTAATAATCCGAAAGATAAAAAACAATTTATACAACGAATATTATATAAATATAATCCAGATACCCTATATGAAAATAATCCATATAATGGAGGCGAGACCAGTTTTGTTATTAATAAGGGGGCTAGTTTTGGCGTCTGCCTCCGTGAAAAAATAACCAATACCCCAGATAAAATACATAATTTTAATACTTTACAATTTGTTGTGTTACATGAAATAACACATATTGGTACTATATCATATGGGCATAATAATGAATTTTGGTCCAGATTTAAATTTATTTTAAGTGAAGCTTATAAATCGGGTCTATATACTCCTATAAATTATACATTATTACCATCTAATTATTGCGGCCTTACTATAACATCAAATCCATTATTTGATAATACGTTGGTTTATTAATTTTTAAAACTTTTTTTTTGACTATAATATAAAAAGGTAATGCAAAAAGACAGTGAAAGTCTTGATGATAAAGATATAAATAAAGAAAAATATAAAAATCAGCAAATAACCGGCGGTAATGATTTTCCTAGTATGGTAACCGACTTATGTAAAAAAATTAATATAAAAGTTGCTTTTTTCTTAGGAATTCTTAGTTTTCTTGTATTAAGCGATGTTTTTATAGAAAATGTTATTCCAAATAAAAAAATGTATAAATTTGGAAATGATGTAACATCTATGGGAACTATAATACAAATAATATTTCTTATAGTTGGGTATATTATAATTGATTTATTGGTTCAAGGGGGTGTTATTTGATACAAGTTTAATATTTATAATTTTATATATTATTTTCAATTTTTAATATCTTTTTTATTAACATAATATTAATATACAATGGAAATTAAAATAAATACAAATGCTTATGAATTTAAATATATTGATATAGATATTAAATATGATAAAATATCTACTGAAATTGAATATTACAGATGGTTATCTATTAGAAATATTAAAAATAAAATATTAAATATTTTTAATAATTATGGTATTAAGTCAATAAAAAATGATTTACCTACTAATATAGATAATGTAGTTGCTCGAATACTTTTTGAAAATTTTTCAGGAGACAAAATAAAAAAAATAGAAGATGGGTTATTATATTATAAGAAAAACTCTAAGTCTCTATTAAATGATCTAAAAACAACATTTACACAGAATAATAGTAAAATTCCGAATGATATTTGTAATAAAATAATAAAGGAAATATCTCTAGAAAATGAAATAAAAAAATGCTTAAATAAAATAAAAAATATGAATACAACTTACCAATCAAAAAATAATATTAATAGTAGTAAAACTAAAACTCATTTTTGTATAGATATACCTATTGAATCTGGTAACGTAAAATCTAAAATACCATTAGTTGTTTATAAGAAATTACAAAATAGATATAATGAATATAAAACAACAAATCAGCATTCATATAAATTAGATGAACTAATAATATGTTTAATGATGCGATATAATTCCCTAAGTTCTATAGGTAATCAAATGGGTATTCCTATAGATGTTAAGAAAAAACTAAAGGATTGCGATGTTGATTTTGAGGGATTTGCCTCGGCTTTTAATCATTATTGTAAATACTACTGTAGTATGTTTTACGATATTGAAAAATATTTTGGTAGTTTAGGACCATATCAAAATATAACATATATAAAAGGAATATTTATGTTAAATCCGCCGTATGAAAAAAATCTTTTACATAATATGGTATTAAATATTTTACATAACTTAAAAACATCTAATAAAAAATTGTGCTTTATGTTTGGAACACCAACCTGGGAAAAATATGAGGATATATTATTTCATAAACATGCATCTAATTCTAAATATTTTAAGTTAAAATTTGTTTTTAATAATTACCAAGTGCTGTGGTATGACTTTTTGAATGAATACTATACAAAAATACCCTCGTCTACTAGATATATATTAGCAAATTATGATATTGATTTACTATGTTTAACGGATTCTATAAAGTTCTGGATGTTGTTAAAGGAATAATAAAAATTAAAAAATTTTATTATTATGTTAATATAATTAAAATAGGTGCAATGACTAACAATATGAAAATTGGTATAATGGTATCGGTAGTATTTATTATAATCATAATTGGTCTATCGGGAACTATACACTGCGAACGTAAAGGATTAAATTTTATGGATTGTATATTTTCTTCTGGTCAAAATGCTACTAATGCTCAAAATGCTACTAATGCCCAAAAAATAGCAAATGCTCCAAATGCTACTAATGCCTCAAATGCAGCAAATGCTCCAAATGCTACTAATGCCTCAAAGGCAGCAAATGCCCAAAAAACAGCAAATGCCCAAAAAACAGCAAATGCCCAAAAAACAGCAAATGCCCAAAAAACAGCAAATGCCCAAAAAACAGCAAATGCCCAAAAAACAGCAAATGCCCAAAAAACTATCAGTGCCCAAAAAGCTATCAGTGCCCAAAAAGCTATCAGTGCTCAAAAAGCAGCAGATGCCCAAAAAGCTATCAGTGCTCAAAAAGCAACCAATACCCAAAAATACCCGGTAATTGTAAAAAAGATAGATAAATTATTTAAATCTACATTTGATGTAATAAATACTGGTATAAACCGCGAAGATAATAAAAAGAAAATAATTAATGATATAAATAAAACATTCGATAGTTTTATACAAGATGTAAATAAAGGCGATCGCGAGGCAGTTGAAATAATAAGGACATTGAATAGTGTATGTAAAAATAATAATCTCAAATCAATAAATACATACTCAGATGATATTGAAAGTAGAATAAATGAAATGAATATATTGGACGATAAAGAAATTGATGCAGTATCAAATGATTTACAAGATTTTATATTATATGCAATTATGAATCATTTTTGCAGTGGCAATAAATTCAGTCTAGATAAATTAAGAATGGCGATTATTAGAACTATTGAATACTATATGGTAGTTGATTATAATCAGTTGTCTGCAAGTCAGAAAGATGTTATGCGGGCTCCCATTTTAAAGTTTTTAGACTACAGTAAATGATATTATTTAACATTTTTTTAAATAATAATATATATAAAAATGTATAAATACACGAATGTCGACCAATTCTTAAAGGATTTTAAATCCAATAAAATAAATTTTCCGATAAAACGTTTATATTATAAAGATTCACAAATTAAAGAAATGTTTAATAAACTAAAGAAAGTTAAATACGAAGATAGAATATTTGTTAAATATTTTAATATTCACAATATTAAAATAAATACTAATAATCTACTTTTTCTAAATCAACCTAGAATATTAATTTCAAAAAAAACAGATTATATAGATTTCAGTTTGTTAAGTGATATGTTTCAAGAAGAAAATCGAATGCAGTGTAAATTTTTTAGTGCGATTTCTAGTCCAATGGATTATTATAAAAAAAATATTAGTCAATTGGCAATAAATACACTTAAAAATAGTAAGATTATAACTCCTCACACATTGAGAGAGGAACTATATGGTAGTGTTAAGGAATGTTCTAGTTTTAAAAGTTTAAATATGATTTATTTAGTTAAATTATTTAATGTAAAATCAGTATTAGACCCATCAAGCGGGTGGGGTGATAGATTAATTGCGGCAATGTCGTGTAATATTAGGTATGTTGGAGTTGATCCAAACACACTTCTTCATCCTAAATATGAAGAAATGATAACTTTTTTTATACCAAAGAACAAACGAACGCAATATACAATGATAAAGGGTAAAATTCAAGATGTAAAATTGCCAAATGAAAAATTTGATATGGTTTTAACATCACCCCCGTATTTTAAAATAGAAAAATATTCTAATAATGGAGAAGTCCACGATAATAATGAACACGACTGGTTTAATAACTTTATGATTCCAATGATTAATAAAACATACTCTAAGTTAAATGATGGGGGTAGAATAGTATTAATAATAAATCAGTTATCACATGAACACTATATACAGAAAATGCTTGATTATATATATAATAGTATTAATGATTTACATTATCTGGGAGTGATAGGATATGCCGACCAAAAATTAATCAACCCTCAACCTATGTGGATTTGGCAAAAATCTAATACAATACCTGAGGAATTATATAATCCACCAATAGTGATTACAAATCATAGTTTAAATGGTCATATAAAGTTTAATGTATTTAGAGATGATTATTTAATAGGAGGAACCAAGCAGAGGGCATTAGTTGATTTAATAATTTATGTTAAGAGAAACAATAGCAAAATTACAAAATTTATATACGCAGGTCCATCTACTGGATATGCACAAGTAGCTTTAGCCTATTGTTGTAAACTAACAAAAACAAAGGCAGTTTTATTTTTAGCAAAACCAAATTATATAAACTCAAAGGGAAACTCGTCAAGCAATAGAACTAATTTAACTAAATATGCCCTATCGCAAAATTCAACAGAACTTCATGAAATAGACAACGGTTATTTAAAAAATTTAGTAAATGAAGCGGAAAAATATCATACTGATAATAAAGATACGTCATATTTATTATCGTTTGGCGGTCATGAAAAAAAATATATGGAATTCCTAGAAAAAAATATAAGAAAGGCTATGCCTAACCCCATAATAAAACCTAAAAGAATATGGATAGTATCCGGTTCAGCTACTATACTTAATGTATTATATAAAATTTATCCAAAAACATATTTCTTAGTAGTACAAGTAGGCAGACCTATTTGGGATGATTTATTAGATAAATCAAGAACAACCCTATATATTTCAAATGAAAATTTTAATGATGTTGCTAAAGAACAACCCCCTTATGAAACTGTATCAACATATGACGCTAAACTATGGGTTTTTTTTCTTAAGCATGGAAAAGATGGTGATTATATCTGGAATGTTGGAAAAGATATAAATAATATATAATGTAGAATACAAAATTATTTGACCCGACGATGAGGTGGTATATAAATTTGATTGTTGGTTTCTTTCAACTTTTCCACGGTGTCATTTGAATTTAACTCATGTTTTACAATTTGTTGTTTTACAATTTGTCGTCTTACAATTGGTTGTTTTACAATTGGTTGTTTTACAATTTGTTGTTTTACAATTTGTCGTCTTACAATTGGTTGTTTTACAATTGGTTGTTTTACAATTGGTTGTTTTACAATTGGTTGTTTTACAATTGGTTGTTTTACAATTGGTTGTTTTACAATTGGTTGTTTTACAATTGGTTGTTTTACAATTGGTTGTTTTACAATTTGTTGTTTTACAATTGGTTGTTTTACAATTGGTTGTTTTACAATTGGTTGTTTTACAATTGGTTGTTTTACAATTGGTTGTTTTACAGATGGCGAATTCTCCGAACTCTGATTGTCGTTTTTTATAGTTCTATTTTTAAATCTACCCCACTTTGACTTGTTGTTACTTGGTATTTTAATATGCTTAACTTTATCTCGGGCTTCGTTAATTGCCTTCTCTGAAATACCACTTGTGTAAAATGTTGAATTACCATATAATTCTTTGTATCGCCCTGGTAAAAATACATAATTAAATTTAACTCCGGTACATAAACAACAATAACATTTTTTTTTTGATTTACGTGAAAATGTCATTAAACTATCACTAATATTTCCATTTTTATAAGAATATTGCGGAAAATTACAATTAATATTTCGGCAAACGCATTGGCATCCGCCGTATTGAGACGGCATATTCATAAGGTTATGCCAGTTTTTAATATTCACGGAGCAATATAAATTTTTTTTCGGGAATAATGTAAGTGAAGCTTCTTTTTCATATTCTGTATAATCGCTAAGCAAAGTAAATCCTGAAAACACAGTTTCATTTCGAGTTTTATCACCATATTTAAAGTTAGGAGTTTTGTTTAATACAATTACAAATAACTTAGTATGATTATTCATGCATGAAAAACACATCTCCGGATCTATATCATCCAATTCGATAATATTATTATGCTCTTCTTCAAATTCTCTAAATCCTGCCAAAATAGGTATTTCATTTTTTTCAACTCGACCAGCAGGTACCGACACGCAATGCTCTCGATCCATTGAATAATATGGTGAATTTATATTATAAATAAATTGATACGATTCTAAAACAACCGTGGCTAAAAATAATTTGTTCTTGTCATTTATTTTAATCGGAAATATAACATACATTACAACATTTTTGACTTTAGTTCGCTTATTATTGTTATTCATATAAGATGATATATCATACAATATTTTTATTTCAGCATACTCGCACTTATTTATATTAAAATTCTCATACTCAAAAATTTCTAATATCCTATTGTTTCTAGCGCTTTTTTTTGACGATAGTGACTCGGCGGTCATATGTTATTCTTTATTATACTTGAAAAAAAAATTCATTTTTTTTTTATAAAGTATTGTTATAAAATTAGTATATTACACTTCATCTTCATATAACAAATAAGTTTCATCAACTTCGTCATCATATATACTATATCCCGAACCTATACTACAGTCGCTATTATTATCATCTATTGCATTTGTATCATGCAATATTTCATTTTTATACTCTATAAATAATGAAATTAACCACAAATAGAGTTCAATTGATTCTTCTATGGAATTACTGCCATCAATATTTATTTTACCACTCCTAAGTATTTTGATTGTTGTTCTTTTATTAATTTTCCAAGGAACTGGCCTACAAAATTTTACAATTAATCCAAAATATCTTTCGCAGTTGTTTTGAATTTCGGCAATTTGAATTCTATTACTATATTTCCCAATATATTCCTGAGTGTATTTAATCGTATTTTCAGATATATTAAAGTAATTGATTAATGCAGTTTTGTTATTTTCAAGATAATTAAAAATAGGATTAGGTAAATTATTTTTAGTTTTATTTTCTTTTAAAATACACTCTAAGTCATTTAATTTAATTAATAAATTATTATCCAATAGTTTACATATATAGTTTCGCATAACCGATATTAAATAGACAACTTTAATATCGTCATCTAAAAATTGTTTTCTTAAATATATCTTTAGTGTTATTAGTGGTTTTATTACATCGCTCATATAAGGAATATTGCCCCCCGGTATTTGAAATCGCCCGTTTCTAAATAATTTAATTTTATATATTTTGCCATTGTCTGAATTATATATTTCAAACGTAATTTGACTACTAAAATATTTACCAGATCCCTGTAATTTTCTCTTTGACTTTATCTTTATCTTTGGTTTTCTTCCTCTATTTGATACTTTTTTTTTCGCCTCGGGGTATTTATAACTGGGATTCTTATTCATTATCTCGCCGTAATTACAGCATATTTTTAGTATGTCGCCTCCATCTGGAATATCAAGGGTATTTATTAACTCTTCTTCATTAAACATTATATTGCTGAACGAACCTTTAATCGTTAATGTACTTGATACAAGTGGTGTAAATATGTTATTTTTAATATTTTGATATTTTTCATATAATTGAATTTTAGATAAATAATCATAATCGTTAGGGATATAATCTAAATTGAAATCATAGTAATTGTTATTAATTTCATTTGTATTTTGAATTGTGTGTTTTTTTATATGATTTGTACTTTCTTTTATATTATTACATATGCTTTCTAAATTATAGTCAGTTGTGCCTGTGTATATTAATATATTATCTAAAGTATATTTATTAAGTTTATTTTCGTCATTTATGTGATTCATTATATATTTATAATACCTATTATTAAATTCAAATTTCATTACTTGATTTATTTTCTGAAAGGTAAATTAATTGTATATATAGAAATTAAATAAAATTATGTCAGGTGGTTCATCAGGTGGTATTTTTAAATTAATTGTAAACAATGGAGTTCAGGACAAATTATTAATGGCTACTGAATATTTAACAAACCGGATCCAAATTATAGCAACTAAAAATAGAGAAAAAAATGCTAATGTAAATCATTCCTACCTAGATTTAGATGCATCGTGGTTACCTGATGTCAACTCAATAAGTAAATCGCATACTATTTTTACGAACGGGTCATTTAAACCATTTGTAGCAGCTGGATTTGAATATAATAAGATAGCAGCTCAAGGCGCGGTTAAATATGGTACAGATGTTATATTTGATATTCCTACATTTGGCGATTATATTAATGATTGTGTAATACACGTAAAATTATCTAAATTAAAAACCATAGACCAGCGAGATAGAGTTAGATATGTAGCGATGCTCGGGCACAAACTATTTAAAAAACTGTTATTTAAAGTAAATGCTAATCCATTAGATACATATTATACGGACGATTATAATTTGTTTTATGAATTCCATGTACCGCCGAGTAAAAAAATAGGTTGGTTAAGAAATATGGGGCAACAGATGCCCTATGAAGCTATAGTAACCGCGGATCCCGAATTTGATTTTCATTCAGAAATTAAATACTACACCGATGGCAATCAAACATTTAAGCAGGAACACGATGAAGTTCATTTATGGATTCCATTATTATTTTGGTTTAAAGATATACATAATTCTCTACCTAACGCGGCTATTCCCTTCGGTCAAACAAAAATAACAGCTACCATTTCTGACATTACCGATTTGGTTGGTTATTGCGATTACGGTGGCGGTGGTGCTTATATAACACCGGAAATTGAAGTTATGGAATTATATATGAACAATATATTTATGAATCCGGATGTTATTAATTTAATTATGTCAAAATTTGGATTTTCATTAATAAGAGTTCATGGTAGACATTCGGAAGTATTATCAAATTCCGATGATAATATTAGATTAAATTATTTGAAATGGCCAACTGAGTCATTGTTTATTATGTTTAAACCCAAAATTAATGATAAATATAGTCAGCACTGGTATAAGTCATCTTTATTAATTCCGCATGATATACAGGTACCAGTAGTTGCTAGGAGTCATCATAATACTATATCGTGTATAGTTAATAAAACTATAGAATATTCAGTTAGTCCGGATTTTGTAATCCTTCAGATCGACCCCGACATAGATAGTGTTAATACATTCGTTGAAAATATTGATTACGATGGATACACTATTATGATAACAGAAGGCACTGGATATTTTAATAATAATAAAATAAAAAATACATATAACATATCAAGTGAGAAAAAAAATGTCAAAAATAATAATTATATTTTATATGATACAAAAGGGCGAGTTTATGATCCTTTAAATCCACCAACCGATGCTATTTTTGATGAAACAATATTAGGTGTAAATATAAGAGGTGTATGGAATTCGGATATACCGCCTGATGATACCACTCGATTTATATTTTATACACCCGAATTGGGAATTAATATAGCTACATATTATAAGGAATTGCCCTTAATTGAATCAATGGAATTAATTGCCCATGGTATTACACTATTCAGAAATACTAATGAATCATTTTATAATTCATATTTACCATATAGATTCGGTTCTACTATTAATACACCACATGATAGAGGTATGTATATGATTAATTTTAATTTTAATCCGGGTGATTATCAACCAAGTGGTCATGTAAATTTATCCAGAGCTCGTGAATTTTATATTAAATATCATTCTTTGTATAACCTGACATTGCCCGAATATAAAACCGATATGATTATCACTTCATCCGCTATTAACTTTTTATTAGTTAAAGATGGCAGTGCTGTTCTCAGATACGCCACCTAAAATAATATTATGATTTATCAAAAAAAAATATAATTTATGAAATTTCAAATTTATAAAGTCGACTGCATTCACCATGTTTTGTATTACATTCACATATAATAATTACTTCATCAATTGTTATAGAGTATTCAAATATAATATTCAAAATATCTTTGTTTATGTTTAAGTTTGAAGTTTTTTCTATATATTTACTATACAGGTCATTGGGTGATTTACATACTATAGATTTTGAATTGTAAAGCATATTATTTTTATGACAGCATATTGAAATAGACCAACCAACCATTACACACGCGGTATATAACTGTTTTATAATAGGAGTAAACATTTTCCATTTTTTGCGTATTTGTATTAATTCCTTTATTTTATTTTTAATATTTTTATGAGGTATGTTTAAACTACATAATATAGTATCCAATAAGTCATTCCATTCACCATAAAACCCACGTGAGTAATTAATGCATTTGGTACTGGGTGTATTGTATTTTATAGATATATGCGAACTTTTTTTTTTGCTGAAAACTTAAAATAACAGTAGGTGTGTGTATAAATAACATAAAATCGCTGTTGCTTCTGACGATTATAATGCGCCACATCTATTTATTAATATTTATAAAATAATATTCAATTTTTTATATATGATTTAAATATCATTCTGTATATAAATTAAATGCCGAATGATATTTATTATACAATTCAGGTTCTACATATAAGTTATAATCTATGTATATTAGAAACATTTTTTCCAAGGAATTAAGTTCATTAAGTGTTATACCTATTATACTGGCGTAATAGGTATTATAAAATGTATCATCTTCCATAAATTTACATGCACATACTAACGCAGTTCCATATATTCTGCTATAATTTTCATGGTTAATGAATATTTGTTTATTATTTTTAATTAATTTATCAATATATATGATGGCATAGATATGACACACATAATTACACTTAAAGTATAAAAAGCATCTATTAATATAAGAATTAATGTCAATTTTAGGAACTGTATGTCCTATGAAATATCGTATACGGTCACTCCAAAGCATTCTTTTTAATACATTAGCATTATTGTTTATGTGATTTTTATGGTTAATTATTATGAGTTCTATCATTGATACAATTAATTCATTACATTTTATATTATTTGATACCGACATATTTAATTTTTTACACATATTCAATTTATTAACATCGCTCATATCTGAACTGGTTTTCTTGAACAGCGAATCCGAATTCATATATATTTGTATATATTAATATTCAATTTTTTTTATTTAAAATATCAATTCCTCTAAGTTCTTTGTATATGTAATCTATAGTATAAATTTTAAAAACGGCATCTAATACAATGTTATATAATATATCTGGATCAATATATCCAATTCCCATTGTATAACATATTTTCCGAACATCTTTCATTTTAATTTTGTTATAATCATCATTTATTTTATTAATTGGATAAAATTCCTGGTTATTAATGTTAATTATATATTCTTTATACTTATTACTTTGTGATTTTAACACGTTTATATACCATTCTATTTTCTGATAACTTTTATGCTTTAAGTAATTTAAAACTATGTTAAATATTATATTATTAGTATGTTGATTATTTTTAAATATACATATGTCATTAATCATCATTTATTTAACTATATTCTATACATACTATAAATACATACTATAAATACATACTATAAATACATACTATAAACACTATAGATATTATATTTAAACCAAGATAAAGACATGGTAACTGAATCAGCTATATCATCTATATTTTTTTTTGGTATTTTTTTAATCATATGTTCTAATGATTTCATTTCAATCCATTTCAAAAAATTATGACTACTGTGTTTTTTATTGGCATCATATTTATTTGTATATTTATTTAAAAAAAATTGATGGTCTTTATATTTATCAATATTAATCTTGTTCTTTATTGATGGTCCAACTATTTCAACGGAATATGACACATCGGAATTATCTATTTGGGCGACCGCTGTATTCACTGATTTAAAATTAATATCATCAACTCTTGAATAATTATATAAGATTTGAGAGCATACATTTCTGCTTTTATCATTCGGACCCATTTGATATTCTAATAATACTTTAATAGGTATATTGTTATCTTTTTTATTTTTATATATTTCGTCATGTATTATGTTGTCGATATGATTTAAATAACTTTTTAATCGGTTTGACCTAGTTATAACTGTTGTATTTTTTATTTTTTCACCGGGTATTAAATCAACGACATCTAAAAAAATAGGAGTTATCATATTATTTATAACGCTAAGATATTCAATCAATATTATTTTTACATTAGTTAATATTTCATAAATGCTGTTAATGTTGGAATTAAAATCTATACATTTTATTTCTTGGTTTATTTTTTTCATTTTATCGATCATTATAAGTATTTTATTTTTATGGTTATCATCAAATAAAAGCAAAGAAACTGCAAGTGATTTCGAGGCAACATCAAAACTTATAATATACATTAATATAATTCTAATTAAAGTTGTAATATATTTCTATTATATTATAATTATTTATAATGGAAACTAATAATTTAAATGAACCAAAAAATATAGCCGGGTTGAGTAGTTTATTATATGATAATGATGACATAGATTCTACCCTAGATTTATCGGAGTTAGAAAGGGAAATTGCTAATGGTATAGACAATAATATAAGTACACCAGATATTAATATAGCGGATGAATATAAAAAAGAAATGGAAAGAATAACCCGAAACTATGAACTAAATGACGATACAGAATCAGTTCATAATTATTCAAATGATAAATATGATGATATAATTAAGCATGATTCCCCGCATAAGTTTATACAGTCACCTTCTAATATAAAGAAAAATATATATAATTCTCCTGCTTCTCATCATTATAATGATTCCCAGATGAATAATATGACACAAGAACAAACAAAACAAGAAAGAATAAGTAAAGTATTAGACGGCATAGACGATAGAGAATTGGAGTTTAATATAGAAAAAGAAAAAGAAGATGATGATAAAGCTTCATTATTTGAGCAGATTGATATGTTAAAAATAACATTAGAGGACGATGGTATAGATATTTCAGGAGTACCTCCCGTTACTAAAAATAGCAGTATAAAAGATGTTCAAAATGTTTATAAAATACTCAGATTAAAAAATGATAGAAATAGATATTGTAGTTTTGCCGAAGAATTAATATTAGCGGGTGCTTATGGATTAGAGTATTTTTTCGATGGCAATAAAGAATGGTTTGGTCGAAAACCCGATCTAATTGGATGGCCTGATACAGTAAAAGTTAAACTGAGACGTATGCGGTATGAAACATCAACATTCGTTCAGGAAGTTATGCAGGAATATAATATGTCATCAGGTGTTAGATTGGCGTTGGAACTAATCCCATCTATGTTCCTATACAGTCGCAATAGAAGAATATCTCAAAATAATAATTTAGTATCGGATTCAGAGTATAAGAATGCTATTAATAATTTAAACACTATTTAAATATTAAAAATCAAAAATGAATTTATGTATCATTTAATACACATACAATGGATAATTCAGAACAATCGCAAATAATTAATAATTTACCCAACCTAGTTAGTTATAATGTATTTACTAATTTATTAAATACATCAAGTACCAAAATACTAAATGAGAATGATAAATTTATATTGTGTAAATGTAAATACGATCATAAATTTAAAATTCATAAATACACATTAAACAACATAATATACGTAAATAATGAACGATGTACTGAATGTAAATTCCGTCAATTTGAAACCAATGAATACATAGAATCTAACGAAATATTCTACGAAAATGATAATATTGATGAATATTTAGAATATAATAAAACCGAAAACTCTGTATTTAAAGAAATACATGAATATTATTCAGAACAAGTCTCAGGTCAATACCCGAATATATCAGATTCAGATAATGACCCGGAACAAGATCCGAATATATCAGATTCAGATAATGACCAGGAACAAGATCCGAATATATCAGATTCAGATAATGACCCGGAACAAGACTCATATCAAGACTCAGATAATGACCCGGAACAAGATCAGAATATATCAGATTCAGATAATGACCAAATTGATATTATTCTATTAGATGTTAAATTATATAATATAAGCCTTGACCAATCCCAAATTATTTATAGACCTAATAATTTAGTCGAATTAACCCATTATATAAATTAATATTATTTTTTTACTAATTTATTTTATTGATTTCGCGTATTAATTCCTTATATTTTTCAATTGATATTTTTCCGCCATAACATTCCATTATATGAAAAGGAGGTGATTCTTTTATATTATCTATTATTTGATTATAAAATATTTTATATAATAACAATAATTTTTGTCGGTCACTAATCCTTTCGCATAAATCAGTATTATGTAAATTTATATATGACATAGCACACGAAAAACTACAAAAGCATCCTTTTGTGTATATTAATAATTCTGGCATTTTATCTATTAACTTTGGTATAAATATTGGAGTTAAATCAAAATTTAAATGACAATACCAGCACTTTAAATTTGTTTGCTTAATCCATGTGTCAACATTTCTAAATATATTTGGAATACTATCATATGTTTTAATATATTTTACATCGTTAAGTTTCATTTTAGTTATAAACTTTTGTTCGAATAAATCATCAATTGAAATACAATCTTTTATAAAAACATCGTTAATAAATAAAAATTTAGGATTATCATAATCATTCATATTCATTTTATTATGCTAATTAAAAATTAAAGTTTTTAAATAATACCTATGAATATATATAGATATACTAGTTAAGTTTTAATACATTAAAAATGAGTTATAATCCGGGTAATTTTTTCAGCACCGATCAAGTGGTTTTTGATCCATATGACTCTCGTGATTTATTAAATTTTAATTCAGAACAACCCATAAACGATTCTAATTCAATAAGTAATATTAATAATATTAAAAATATGGAAACTAGACTATTAGATAAAATAAATAATATTAGACCATCGTGTAATCAAAATCCTCATTGTGTACAATATCCAAACGACCCAACTTATTTAAATGATAAGGTAAACTTATTTTCACCCGAAGGTGCTTATATAGAACAGAATAGAATGGACATAAGAAATAACATAGAAGATTATTATTTTGGAAATCGGTATTATAAACCATCAGATGGATGTAAAAATAGAAAATCGAAAGACTATAATAAACAACAATCAGAGCAATTCTTAAATCAAATAAGTGGAAATATGCATGGTATGGATGATATGTATGACAATAGAATAAATTATCATAATACAGGAGGTGATATTATAAAATCAAGAAAGTCAAAAAAAAAAGAACATATGTATAGTAAAAATAATGGGTGTATATCACAATGTATTAATTTTTTAGATGAAGTTATTTCATTTAATAATAGTGATAACATCATTTATATATTTTTATTATTCTGTATATTTATTATAATAAACCAAAACCATAATATTATACATTTGAACAAAATTATATCCGGTGTATCAAAGAAAAACATCGAACAAAAATCCGAATAAAAAAAATTGAATTTTTCGATGCTATAATACATATAACTTATCGTTATAAAAAGAATGACATCCATTACATCAATGTTTTCAACTCTCTCATTGGCCGTCGCCCATGCGTTGGCGCCGCATACTCCTCCTCCACCCCCGACAGAGATGGGGGGCGACGAGGACTACGGGTTTGTCATCAGTGGCACCCCCGGAATTTCCCACCCATCTCTCCTCACCCGAAATGAGCGAAATGGATACGTGTACTGCTCAGTTGACGGTTGTGAGAGTAAGTGCTGTCTATCAAAGGACGAATTTGACCTACTTGAGAGCCGATTCCAATCGGCAATGCCGCTGGTTGCCGTGTGCCCATGGCACTCCGCTGACAATGAGTACGAACATCTTCATTTGATCACCCTGCCCCAAAAGTAATGCCCCCTATTGCCCTACTGTCTACCCCCGGTGTTTTTAAAACACCATCTTTTTTTTTGATTATATTTAATGTAATTTATACTCCATATAATGCGAATATGTTATCATCATTATATTGACCCTCTATATATTCGGATGACACACCTTTATCTACATCACCCACGACTGTATCATATGATTCACCTCCGACTATTTCACGTCCGATTAAGTTGGGTTTTATTTTTTTTGTTCCAAAATTAATACTATCCCGGTCAGCACCTCCATATTGCATTATTTCTTCATTTTCTTTTTTTTTACTATTTATATTTTTAATAACACATCCATGGAAAAACATTATTACATAACTTGTAATAAATATATAAAATCCAATTTTAAATAAAATATAAAACGGAGTGTCTTTTTTACTAGGAAAAAGTAATATTATTATAAAAATTATTAATACAGTTAATAACAGACTAGTGTATAAATTACTTTTAAAAATTTTATTTAACCCAGTTGAAGCGAATGAATATGTATATGCGTCGCCACATAATTTACTAAATTCTAATGGCATTTGTTGTATAAATAAATATTTAACTTTATTTAATTATATTATTTAAAAGATTTTATAACACACTGAAATTAATTCTATATTAATTAAAGTCATCTAATGTGGTTTCAGATTCCATTGTATAATTGTATATATTTCGGTCTTCATTATTTAATTCATTATTAATAATATTATCTAAATTTGATATATTAACTTCAATATAATTATCTTCTAAATCGGCGGAATTAATATCTTCTACTATAGTAGGGGTATATGAATTATGTAATATATTATTTTTAACTAAATTATCCTTTGCCTCACTAAATAATTTGGATGTTTTAATATGGTCATTCATTTCAGATGTACGATTGCTGTAATTTTCCGGTAGTATATTACTTGGTGTATTATTTATTTTACCAGTATGCGATTTTGTATATGATGGGTCTTCTGGGTCTTCTGGGTCTTCTGGGTCTTCT